CAACCGCACTAGAAAATCTACTAGTTAATAATGATACATTCCAATATGCCCATCTTGTAAGATTCGAAAGACCGGATGGTACATATACGTATATTACGGATGCTAGTAGAAATGTCACTTATAACGGTAAAACTTACTTGGCTAATAAGCTCCTCGGTGTAGGAACAATTACTGAGAGTATAAGAGCAACCCCTTCAAATACCACTGTAGTACTAGACGGTAATGCTCTTGGATCTTTTGTACAAGCTAATGGCGCAACCATTACAGGAAGTGCCGGTGTATTTAATATAGTCTTTCCAAGCACTACTAACTTATTAGACTATGGATTTAGAGAGGGAGATAAAATAACAGTACAGGCAGGCGCTACTACGTATGAAGCTACTATTCTATCCTTCCCAGCCACTACTACATTAAAGGTTAGTTCCTCTACTTTAACTACATTCTCTGGTACAGTATCTATAACTCTATCATCACAAGAAATAATTAGTATCTTGATGGATAAAACCCAAGCTAACTATTCTTCTTTCGTAAATAGACAGGTAGATATTTATAAGGCATATTTTGACGAAGGTGTACTCGTTGGCGATCCTATCTATTTGTTTAAGGGTCTAATTTATAGCGTCTCATTTGAGGACTCTGAGACCTCTGTTAAAGTATCTTGGGGGCTTACAAGTCAGTGGGGAGACTTTGCTGACGTCAAGGGTAGAATAACCTCTGATAGTTTCCATAGAGCATTAGACTCAAGTGGTAATCCGCAAGCTTCTGCTGCAATACGACCAGAGTATGCCACTGATAAAGGATTCGAACATTCTGAAACCTCTATAAATATGCTGACTAAATATGTAGTTCAGTCAGAAAGGCAAAATATAAAGACCAAGAAGTTTTTAGGAATAGTAACTGGTGTTAAGGTAAAAACTTATTATGTACCTGAAGACCGATTTACAGATCTTAACTTTAATCTACAAGCTAAATCTATACCCGTTATTTACGGCGTAAGAACGGCGGAAGGTATTCCAATATTCGCGGATACCTTAAAAGACGATAGTGGAAGAGTTTACGTGGCCTATGCGATCTCAGAGGGCGAGATAGGCGGCATTTATGATGTTTATGTTAACGGCAAAAGTTTAATATGCTCGGACAAAGCAGACTCTGACGCTAGGGATCAAACCCTGGCGGCGGGTAGGAGCGATACTAGCGTAGAAGTCTTATGTAGAGGACGGGCAGATAGGGGAGACGTATTATCGGGCACTATAGCTACAGGAAGCACAGGTGCTGAAATATACGAGTACGACTTACCTGATGGTTTTCGAGAGCGCATATATGGTGACTACGTACAGCCTAGCCTAGCCGCACAGATTTACTCTACTGATTCTGGAGGGCTTGGCTACGATGAAACTCTTACATTAAATTCGCCACAAAATATTAGCCTAATATTTTATACTGGTAGATCTAATCAAGAAGCTTGTCCACTTCTCACTACTTTATCTACTAACGAGCAGTTCAAGATACAAACTGCATATTCAGCATCCGGATCAGATTATTGGTCTTCCAACCATAAATTACTAGATACTGCTTACGTAGTTGCAGAGTTTAAGATTGCCGATGGCGAGACTACGATACCTGAACTCGAGTATGTAATAAGAGGCAAGTATATAAATTGCTATAATTATGATCAAAGTTACGAAGGTATATCAGGTAACGCAGCTGATTTTAACATTGGTGATACAGTAACATTCTCTACTGGAACGTCAGCTATGATTATAGACAAGTTTAAGTTTAAAAATGAGGACGGGTCAGATAATTATAGATTCAGATGGGATACCCCGCCTACTGTAAGCGGTAGTATGACCTTCAGTATGACTAAATCAGGCAGTACTTGGACTATGGGAACCTATGCCCAGTCCGGCGATACTAGAGTTAGTATAAATCCGGCACTACAACTACTTGACTATATGACTTCCACAAGATACGGTAGAGGTTTAAGCGCAACTAGTGATATAGACCTAGCCTCTTGGATAATAGCAGCTAGAAAGTGCGATAAAAGATCAGATGTTACAATACAACTTAGTAGCACTGCAGGTATGACTCTAGGCAGCAAATATAGATTACTTACTGCTGGAGGGGCTTTACTATTTCAAGGTACAGTTTCTGAGATAAAGTCGGGTAACTATGTTACGTTTAACGAAGTAGTTGGTAAGCTAACTAATAAGTGGAACTCATGGAAAGCATGGAAAGTAGGAGAAGTACTCTATACTGGTAATGATAATAATCTGTATGTTGTACAAACAGCGGGCGTAAAAAGTATTGAACCTACTAGCAGTAATGCTGCTGGTTTAGGCCTAACTATTGTAACTTCGCTTACCTTAAATAAAGTTGGTGGCGGTACAGCCACAACACCTACTTCTATTGGAAACCCTGTACGGGATATTCGCAACGGACAAGTTATTTCAGGTTACTCACTATACGACTGTGATAGTATTGACTACTGGAGACTCTGTGGTTGGGATGAGCACTCACAAAGATATGTTACTAAATACCAGACTAATCTAACAGTAGATACATCTGCATCGCTATTTGATAACATAAATGGCTTCTTGAACCACTTTAATGGTATTCTTAGATATACAAGTGGTCTATACTCATTGGATGTAGAGGACATAGAACCAGTAATTGGTGCTAGCGATATAAGAAATATTACTAAAGATGACATAATTGGGAAAATACAATTAAGTGACGAAGGAGTACGTTCCGCGTATAATTCTTTAGTAGCATCTTTCGCTGATCCGGCAGTAAAGTTTGAAGCTAGAAATATTGGCTTCTTCAACTCAGAATTTTTAGCTTCGGATAAAGGAGTACCAAAGAAAGGTAACTTATCTGTCCCGGGAATAACAAATTATTATAATACTAGATTACTTGCCGAGTCTTACTTAAACAAGTCGAGATTCGGTCTTACTGTAAGTATGACACTAAGATATAGTGGAATACTATTACTAGCCGGCACAGTCATCGAAATAACCTACCCTAGATATGGCTGGGATAATAAGCCTTTTCGTATTGATACAGTAAATATGCAGCCAGACGGCCTAGTAGATATTGTTGCTAAAGAATACGACGAAAGCTTTTATCTAGAGAATAGAATTGACAGATCCGAAAGTATTGGGCCTACCGGACCAACAACTAGAATTGTTACTATCGGCCCACCAAGTGATCTAATAGTTACTAGTGCGGAAACCGAAGATGATTTATTAGATGGAGTTAATCTATCTTGGAAAAATAACCCTCGTGCGGTTCCTGGTAGCGTGGTCACAGAGCTTTACGGCTCTAGAAGCCCAGACTTATACATAGATGTAACTTCAATTGCTACTGGAAGTGTTCTGACTTGTCAGGCCCCGCATGGTTTAGTCGCAGGTATGCCTATATATCCGGAAGTAACTTATAATAATCAGCTACTTGCGGGCACAGTATACTATGTAAAGCAGGTTCTTACAAGTACTCAATTTACTATTACTACGAATAATCAGTCTAATATACTATTTACTCTAGCAACAGCTACAGGATTAAATCTAAAAATAAGAACGGCTAGTTTATTAGCTACCGTTCCAGTGCCTGGAAATACTTTTTTTGATAATGTTCCTGCTGAGGGAACAGACAAAGTAGAAAAGTACTACTGGATAAGACATAAGGTAACAGAATGAGCAGAACGTATTATACAACATTTTATCCTGAGGAAGATACAGCAGGCTCTAAGGGCTCTGCTGCTTTCTTAGCTTATACAGCTAAACTTACTGTATATAAAAGATCTATTACAACGCCAACCGCTCCTACAGGCGGTAGCTATAATTTTGATGGAGGAGTGTTAACTCCTCCATCAGGATGGACGGTCAATATTACAGAAGGCTCTAATCCTGTTTGGGAATCAACTACTAATGTATCAACATTTGTACGTAATGATGTAGTTAATACTTTAACGTGGTCTACTCCAGTAGAAATACTTAGAAGCGGTACAGTAGGTGTATCACCTATATCCGTAACTATTAATAAGCCCTTTCTTATTATCCCTGCAGATAGTAACGGCCAGAATCCAGTACTTACTAATACTGGTCCCGAAATTCGAGTATTCGAAGGAGTAACTCCTGTAGCATTTAACGGAACAGGAACCAATGGCGTTGGAGGTAACTCAGGCGGAGGAGATGTAACATCTACTTGGCGAATAGCCTCAGCCGTAGCTACTGGAGTAACTCCAGGAGCTATAACAGATAGTGGCAACTATGCTACTATAGGAAATATTACAGGTATAACGGCTGATACAGCATCTATAGTTTATACTATAGTGGGCTTAAATTCTGTAGATGATGAATTCACTATCACTGTAACTCAGAGTTTCTCAAGATATACAGGTGCGGTAATAGATACTACTGCCCCATCAGCACCTACTGGATTAGCATTGGCATCTACTGTTATTACTACTCCAGCAGGCGACGTGCAGGTTAAGTTAGGAGCTACTTGGAATGCGAATACAGAGACAGACTTCGCTTATTATGAGGTTCAGATTAAAGAAGGTACAGGTACTTATATATCATATAATGCTCCTTCTAATAACTATGAGTGGATGGTTAAACCTAATACCTCATATACAGTACAAGTAAGAGCAATAGATAAGAGCGATAATAGAAGCGCATATAGCACGGCTGTCGCGGCTACTTCTGGAAAAGATAGTACGGCCCCTTCAGTGCCTACAAATGTTACTGCACAAGCAACTTATAGCAGTATTTTTGTATCATGGACAAGTCCAGTAGCTGCTGATATAGCGCGAGTTGATGTATACGAGCATACAGCAAATGTTGTAGGCTCCGCAACAAAAATAGCTTCTGTAGCTGTATCTTCTGGGGGTAATAGTACTTATACTAGGTCTGGGCTCGCATATGGTGTTACTAGGTTTTACTGGCTTAAGGCAGTAGATACTTCTGGTAATGAATCAGCATTTACTTCTACGGCAGTCTCCGCAACAACCTCTCAGCTTGTACAAGGAGATATAGCAGATGGGGCAGTTGCTATAGCTAAATTTGCCTCAGGTATCGAACCAGTATCTGTCATTACAGGCTCTACTGTGCCAACAGTAAAGACTACCAACTCTATATTCTTAACAGGTACAGGAAAGTTATATAGATGGGATGCTACGTTAACTACTCCAGCATATGTTGCTTCTGTGGCTACATCTGATCTAACAGGATTTGTACAGGCAAACCAAATACAGGCTAATAGTATCACAGCAGGACAGATTGCTACAGGAGCTATAGCTGCTGATGAAATAGCTGCTGGCGCTATAACTACCTCTAAGCTTTACATAGGTGCACCTGGCTCAGCTGTAAATAGTGATCCAGGTATGCTCGACTCATCTGCATGGTCACTATATAGTGGTGTATTTCCAATTTTTACCTCAGTGACTGATGGTAAAGTAGGTAATGGAGTAGCTCGTTCTTCTGGAGCAGGAGTAGAAAATTGGTTCAATGAAGTAAGAAGAATACCTATAGATTCAACAAAAACTTATAGAGTTAGGTGTTGGATGAGAACAGTAAGTGGTGCTGCTAGTACTGCATACATGGGAACTGCTTTATTTGATTCAACAGGTGCCAATATTTCAGGTGACGGATCACAATGGTATTACGCGGCAGCAGGAGTCACTCCAGCAACAGGTTGGACAGAATATTATGGAAGCTTCGGCTATGGTACTTCAAAAACTATACCAGCTAATGCTCGTACTATGTCTCCTTTAGCTATTCTAAGTTATGGCGGCGGTACTGCTATACACGAAATACAGGACCTCAGAATAGAAGAAGTACTGCCGGGTACGCTAATACAAGATGGTGCTGTTACTACCATAAAGATGACGGCTAATACTATCAACGGAGATAGAATTGCTGCTGGTACATTACACGCCGATAAAATTACAGCGGCTTCTTTAACAGCAGATAGAATACAAATTCCAGCATCAGGTGCGTTTTTAAATCCGGGCATCTTCTTAGATGCTACTGGTACTACCATAGGAACAGTACAAACTAATGCAGCAACTGGTGCACAAAACCCAGCTACCAGAATTAATGCAGGCTCCACAACTATTGAACCTGGTAAGATACAAATTAGCGGGTCAACCACTCTCTCCAATTGGAGAAATGGCACCGATGCTACTAAGATAGAGGGAGGCTCAATAGCCGCTAATACTATCTCTGCTAATACATTAACCATAGGCTCAAGAGGACTAGATATAACTGGGCTGCAGTTTCAGGCCCAATTAGGTGGTACAGCTAACAGGGTTGATTGGTCTGCAGGTACAATAGTATACACTAACGATGCTGGAACTGTAACAACTCAAGCGATTGCAGCAGGTAATGCCACTTGGTCTTCCGGAGTATTATATATATACTGGACAAAGGGTGGTGGTGTACTAGCAGCGAGTACAGCTACTGGTACTGCCTATGGTGCAGATAAAATTGTCTTGGCGACGTATGCTGGGGGAGTTAATTTAATAGTAAACTATGGTCGTACTATAATTGATGGCAGTCAAATTACAGCTGCTACAATTAATGGTGATAGGATAGTTGCAAACAGTGTCACAGCGGATAGAATAGACTCAAGAGGTTTATCTATTAAGGATGCGGCTGGAAATATATTATTTGCTTCTGGTAGTCCTTTGGATTATACTAATGTTGGAGGAACGAAACCTCCCGCAAATGCTACTAATGGTGCTACTTTCGGGGTCAATATAGGCGGACAGATTACATCAGGAAACGTAAGTACTTTTATTGCCGATGCTGCGATTGGATCGGCACAAATCGGAAGTATTCAATTGGTAGGAACTAGTAACTTCAGCGTAAGAACATCTGCGAATACCTCTATATCTAGAATAGAAATGGACTCTCAGGTTATAAAGATCTTTGAGGGAAGCACACTTAGAGTTAAGATAGGAAATCTAGCGGCATGACGATATTATATCAAACTTTAGCTTTACAGTACTTATCTACTAATCCAACTCCTACAACACTAAATATATCTAGTGGTGATACAATAGAGTTAGGTATTGATACAAGTAGTTATGCTGACGGAAATGGTTGGCTTAGGTATGGCACACCTGTAGGTTGCACAACAAGTGCTACTAGTGGTGCTGACGGACAGGCAGTAGTTATTACTCCAAATGTAGGTGCCACAAGTTATTCTGTAACTTTTCGTACGCTTATTTCGGAGACCTCAACTTATTACTATGGCAGAATTGCGGGAACTATAAGTAGCGGTGCACCTGATACAACTCCAGATGCGTTCACTTTTACTGACCAAACCGGAGTAGCTTTAAATAGTACTATTATATCCAACACTATAACAGTATCTGGCATAAATGCTGCTTCGGCTATATCTATCTCTGGAGGTACTTACAGTATAAACGGAGGGGCTTACACAAGCTCCTCCGGTACGGTTACAAACGGCCAGACCGTATCAGTAGCGCATACTAGCTCCGGAAGCAATGGCACGGCCGTTAATACAACACTCACTATTGGTGGCGTATCAGACACATTCACTAGTACTACGGCTGCAGCAGCAACATATACTCTGACTTTTTATGATTCGTCTTTTGCTAGTGCAAGAACTAATTTTAACGAAGGCGAGGGGGTATACGCCTTCCTATCTACTACAGCCCCCGATGGTACTACGCTATATTGGAGTACTTCTAGTGGGTCTGATATATCGCCAGTAAACGGGAGCGTTTCTGTTAGCTACGGTTTCGCCTCAGTATTCTTTACTATAGCGGCAGATTCGCTAACAGAAGGTACCGAGACTCTCACTTTTTATATTAGAAGTGGTTCAGTATCGGGCACAGTTCTTACTAGTTCATCTATAACTATAAATGACACTTCTACGGCACCAGTAACACCTACGTATAGCGTTGCCAATGCCTCAACAAATGAAGGAGCAAGCGCTACAGCAAATGTCACTACAACAAATGTTGCTAATGGAACCACACTATACTGGACAGTAAATGCTACTACCGCTGATGTTTCTACAACAAGTGGTAGCTTTACTATAAGTGCAAACGCAGGTTCTTTCACTATACCTGCTATAGCAGACTCTCTTACGGAAGGAACTGAATTTTATACTATAAGTGTTAGAACAGGTTCAACAGCTGGAACCATAGTAGCTAGTTCTACACTAACTATAAACGATACTTCAACAACGGTATCAGATACGACACCAGATCAGTTTACCTTCACAGACCAAACGAATGTATCTCTAAATACTGTTATAACCTCTAATAGCATTACCGTATCGGGTATAAACGCCGCTGCATCTATATCGGTATCTGGAGGTACATATAGTATAAATGGCGGAGCATACACTTCAGCTAGCGGAACTGTAACAAATGGACAGACTGTATCAGTACGACATACCAGTTCAGCAAGTAATAGTACAGCTACTAATACAACACTAACAATAGGCGGCGTATCAGATGTATTTACGAGTACTACAGTAGGTGTAGCAACCTCGGGACTATATGGTCTCCAAATATTCGACTCATCCGGGAATATAACACTAGACACAACAGATAATACATTTAAAGATTTTGGCTCATTTACAATATCATCTGTAACTACTAATGGTACTATTACTGGAGTACCTGTGACATCGAATACTATAGCATTAGTTAATAATAATATAGTAGAGTCAGGACAAACAACTATAGCCCCAGCAGCAGTAACTCTAGCGCCAGCAAGTAGCAGCATAGTTGTATCTGGAGGAGATCCAGGATTCAATATATCAATTAGATTAATGGAGTTTTAAATGGCATATGGAGTAGAATTTTATAATAATACAGGTAAGTTACAGCTTTCATCTGACTTGAATAACTTTTACATGGTAGAGAAAGGAACAGTAACTACTACTGGAACTTTATTCTTTAATATAACACCTACGGTACCTTATGAAGCAATCGCAGTCGTTCCTTCTGCAGCAGAAGGTATTTTACCCAAGAGTATTTTTAGTAGCGTTCAAGCAGCTAATACAACTCAAACCTTTAGAAAGTCTAACACCAATGTCAATACCATATCGTGGTTCGCATTTAGAAGTTACTCATCTTTACCAAAAGCAACGAGCGGATATGGGCTGGAGATTTATGCCGCCGATGGAACAACAGTAAGATTTTCTTCTTTGTACCCAAAAATACTTAAGGGAATAAAGATACCTGTACCAGATGCCACCGGTACCACCACCACTGTGGACGCCAATAAAGTGTATGCTTTCTTACAGTATGGCACTACTAAAGGTACAGCCACCGTCACAGAGCCTATGGGTGGAGGAACGTATCAGGCCCCAACAGACCGAGTAGCTTTTAGAGCAAGTAGTACTTCTATTCAAACAACGCAGGTAACTTATAGAAGATATGCCACACTAGCACCGGCAGCATTCACAGGAGGAATATTAGCAGTAGATGTCACAAATTACTAGAATAGACGAGATACCAAATAAAGGCAGAGGATTGGTAGCCAATGTAGACATACAAGAATCAGAATTAATTGAAGAAAGTTCAATTCTTATCTTTAGTAAAGCAGCGGCTAACTTATGTGAGTTGATTAACTATACCTATCCATATGACTACACTGATACCGGAGAATATAACTTCGAAGTAGATAGTGTTTGTATAGCATTAGGTAATTCTACCTTGATCAACTGTAGTGCAGATTCTAACACCACTTGGGAAATAGATCCAGTAAAGAAAGTATTCAGACTATTCGCAAAGCGATTCATAGCTGCGAATGAGGAAATAACTTTATATTATGGCCTAACAGAAGAACAAATGCTCGAAAGAGGATGGACACCATAAAAATAGCCCCGCTAGAACGATCTAGCGGGGCTTTTCTTTTACTTGATTGGACAGGCGCCAGTAGCGCAATCATCCTGAACAAGTTCTTCGAAACTTTCAGTGTTCTCAAGGCTCACTGGAAGTAATGTAGACACGTACTTATCGTAGACTTCTTTGGTTACTACTTCCTGCGGAAGATAGAGATAACCAAGATCTTTAGCAGTCTTAGTTGGGTCATTCCTGTATAGGAAACTAACTCCTACATAAATATCCCAATTAGCTAGTAGCCAGTCAATAATATCATCAATTTCCGTAGGGTCATAGCTGATAGTTACCGACGTGTTCTGCTGAGTCCAGCTAGTCTGAAGTAGCTTATAGCGCTCAAGCTGTGCAAGGGCTGACTCTAGGTTAACTTCCATTCCATTGAAATTATCAAACGGAACATCCTCATATGCAACAGGGAAGGTGACTAGTACGCCATCTGGGTCCGTTGGGTGATTCACAACAACATACTTAGATTCACGAAGCTTATCTATGATAGGATCGTATTTACTAAATGTAACATTGTTGAAAATGTACTTACCTAGAGGCTTATGTACGCCCTCGGTGGTATCCATAATCTTCGAAAGAGTGCCACTTGGCTTAACGCAAGTAACATTCTTTGGATATGGAAGACCTAGGTCCTCAGCCATTGAAACAGCACTAGCTGTAGCAGTACGGCTTAAATACTCGTAGGCGTAGGAGTCCATATCTGGACGCTTCGCGATACCAGTAAGTCCAACGCCGCATAGGCGTAGGAAGTAGTTGTTTAGGTGCCAGGCTTCCTGTAGGATTCCATCGCGTAGGTTAACGCAAGTCTGTCTATAGTTAGCGCGGGCCGCAAGTCGAACCGCGTAGTGAAGACCAGCTGTATCACCTTTAAACTTTCCAATGTCAATCTCCGTTAAGTTGCAGAAACTCTTGTTTCCTAGTAGGATCTCTACGCAAGGGTTGCAACCCTTGAACCAAGGAGCACGACGACGCGCTTCCACGGCGTTAATGAATCCAGGCTCCGAACCGCCAGCTTCTTGCATTAGATCAAAAATATCTGAAAGTTCTTGGCGAGTAGGCTTATCATTAAATACTAGGCTATTATTTGACTGGGTGCGGTGCGCACGGTCATAGAGCCAGAAGTCCTTCTTAGCTACGGCGAATTCTTCCCACTCTGGCTGCCCGTATTCGAATAGTGCGATTTCAGCACTACGACGTGAACTTAGGATAGTGCCGAGCCAGTTGACAATATCTAGAATGTCCATACGAGTTAGGAGCGAGTCAGCGCGACCATTAAGAATATTAGCAATAGCTAGGTATGCCTTAGAGATAGCAGTATCACCACTACTAATCCAGCCGTAACCCTTTAGTCGTTCTCCTGCAGGACGTAGTTCCGAGAAGTCCAATACCAGTGTGTTGGCTGGGTACTTACCCGCGAGTAACTTTCCGATGGACTTTGCCCATGCTTCGGCGCTGTCACCAACTTTGATGACCCAGATCTTTGATTCTTCGTCCCAAAATTCTTCATTGTATTCCTTGCCTCCCTTCTCTGTGCGGGTGCTGCGAACAACTTCGATGTTCCTAATTGGCTTTGAGAAGCCATTAAGAGTACCGATTACAGGCTTAAAGCCTACGCCACAGCCCTGTAGAAGTAGCCATAAACAATCAACTACGTCATATGCTGTTTCTACTTCTGTAAAGCTACAGTTAAACTGACTTGCTTCACGAAACTTAGCAACATTAGTTCCACCAAGCCATAGTGTACGACCTGACATAGATACCTTACGCTCTAGCATAAGACGTTCTAGGTCATAGAGTTCTGCGTATTCAATGTCAGTAAGTTCGCGTCCGCCAACTGCTCGTGTCCATAGCCATTCTTGGTGGTCAATAACTCGAGCCACTGTCTGTGCCCAAGTTTCAAATTCTGTGCCCTCTTCGTTGAGTGGGCGATTATATGTGCGTCTTGTAATAATTTGTGCGCGGGTACTAACCATGCTTATTTGTCTCCAAAGGCCAGTCTTCGGCCAATATCTTGAACATTGTCGTATCCAATAGCTTCTTGACAAAAGCTAACAAGATCCATTAGTTCATAATTAAGGGGAATTAGATCCTTACTGTCATTTAGTGCCTGAATAAACTTCTGTTTACCAGGAAGAGGGAGTTGATCGTAAATGTCAAGAGCGCTGCCATATTGCTCGATAAGAGCGGCAGCACGTTTGGGTCCGATACCTGGTATGCCGAGAACATTGTCTCCTGCGTCTCCAGTTAGAACCTTGTATGAAATGTATTGTTCTGGCGTTACGGGATAATCCCACGTATCAAGCGTGTGCTCTTTTCTAGTAACATAAGAAAAGCGAGAAACATACTCACTAATAAGAAGGTCCCAGTCACGATCAGAGCTGATAAGCCAAGCTTGACTAAAGCCATAATCATATAACCTAGAGCAGATATACGCTGCAATATCATCGGCCTCAACTCCCTTATACCTAAATACTTGAATATCCTTGTGCTTATCTAGAACTTCTAGAGTACGCTCATACTCGTTAAAGAATAGACGAGCTTGCTCCTTCTCTTCAGGAGTCTGCTTTTCTACTAGATCTTTGCGATTAGCTTTATACTCTGGATAGATTTCCTTGCGATAGGATGATCCGCCCCAGTCAGCAGCCGCAATAATTGTGCCAGCATCATAAGATGCGGCGAGTGATAGAACAGTGCTAAGATAATCTTGAGCAAAACTACTTTGTCCCGCATGCTTCCAGCGGAAGGCGAGGTTCATTGTGTCAACGATCATCAGATTCTCTGGCCGCCTGTTATCTACAAAATTAGCCATTTAATTGTTTCCTTTTCTATCCATTCATCTGATAACATAACATAGCAGTTTAGCCACGGAATGTCAATATACTTTTCAACATTAGTTGGCTTTATATCTGTAGCGACGAATATCTTTGAACGATTGTACCTAAAGAAAAGAAGTGGTCTCATCGCTGCAGATTGTTTCTGTAGCTTAGTCCACCAAAGTACAAAGTCGTTCGTTTTATTTGTTAAAATTTTGTCATTAAAGGGAGACTCTGCGTAGTTCTTAACTTCTATGCAGTATACATTTCTATACTTAGGAATGTATAAGTCTCCCTTTATATTTCCACTTCCTGAGCCTGGAGTACGCTCAAAAGTATAAGGAGTCCTAGAATCTAGGAACTCCTTAACTTTATTCTCTCCTATAGCACCTTTTTGTCTCGGGTTAACCACGATCGATCCAGCTAATGCTGTCCTTTTTCTTGATGCTTAGTTTATCCACCAAGGGATGTGTCCAGGAGTGACTGACGAGGAAAGTATTAAGGCCATCTTCTTGGAGCAATACCTCAACGAGACGTTCCCGTCCGTAATCGTCGAGGACGCTAATGACCTCGTCGAGAAATAGGACGTTAATGGTGTTCCTTGAGATGCTAGACATGAGCTTTCTGATGGCAAGAAGTGTACTAATGTTGATCCTAGCCATTTCTCCGCTCGAAGGCGCACTGATACTGATCTCTTTGCCTTCATCTGTGACAACAACATTAAGCTTATCACTGGATATGCTGAACTCGATTGTAAAGCGTCCGTCTGATAATTCTGATAGGTATTCATTTGTAAATACTTCCAAGTCCTTAACGAGGTTTTCTAGTTTGTAGGCAATCAGACCATTAGTGCTGAAAGCTTTCTTCAATACTTCAAGATTTTTATACTTATCATTCAGAACCCAGACTTGCTCTTTAGCTTCTTTAAGCTGTTGGGCAAATGCTTCGTTCTGCTCTAGATAAATATCAATCTTGCTATTATGCTTGATAGCCTCATTGTTAGCGGCTGTTAGCTTGGCAATCTCAGCATCGACTTTAGCTAGGGAATTCTTAATAACCTTTAGTTCTTCCTCAATATCAGAAGCACTAAGCAAATCTTCGCCCATGGTATGGTCTACCATTTTATCGAGCTGTTCCCACTCTTTAATCTCTGCCTGAGTAATATCAAAAAGACGATTATTCTTTTTGATCTGTTCTACAGAAGCCTCCAACACAGATATACGTTCAGCGTACTGTTCCGAACTCGCTGTATTACTTGTAAGCAAGTCATCATAGAAGTCTCTATCAATGTCTTGTAGGCAAGTTGGACACTTATCTTCTAGACCTCTTAGCTTCTTAATGACAGCATCAGCAGCAGTCTTGGCAGACTTTAGTTCGCCAATTTCGCCCTGATACTCATCATAAGATTCCTTGACTATATCGACACTGCGTAGCTCCTCAATATCAATTTCAGCCAACTGCTTCTTCAATAGATTATTCTTTTGAATTGTTGTATTGCAAGATTTTATATTTGAGAGTTTGGAGTTCAAATCCCCGACTTCTGTGCTGAAATCAGGTCGTTCTGGAATTTCTTCCAAATCGTATTTTACCAAATCTAACGTAGAGTTATTGCTAACCCATTTGTTGATAGTCTCAATCCGACTTTCCAGCGTATTGACTTCCAGTCCTAGGTGCTTAGAGGCTTCTTTAAAAACCTCAAACAACTTCGTATACTCGCTTAGATCAAATAGATCTATTAGAAATTTTTTCCGATTAGTGTCAGTAGCCGTCAAAAATTGCAAACTACTATTTGTCGATTGATATACCAACTGTTGAAATGTCTTGAAATCTATTCCAATTAGTTCTTCGATTTGTTTGAAGGTATTGGTGGCAGTGTGGCTACTAATATCTTCGTCATTTTTGAAGAGACGGATTTTAATACCGGAACTACGTTCAGTAGATACCAAGTATATATCATTATCGACGGAGAACTGAAGTTTAACAGAATAACTACCGTCAAGTAAACGATTAGGAAT